GTCATCAAGGCTTGAGGCTCTCAAGCAAGTAGCAATTGATGTTAATAAGGAGTTTGCAAATGCGTTCAATATTCCTCAATCGGCGGCAATCACTTGTGTCAAGCCTAGTGGGACGGTTAGTCAACTTGTTGATAGCGCCTCTGGCATACATGCTCGTCATAGCTCTTGGTATATTAGACGGGTGCGTAATGATATTAAAGACCCTATATCGGCGTTTTTGGTAGCACAAGGAGTACCTGCTGAACCTGATGTAATGAAGCCTAACGACACTATGGTGTTTAGCTTTCCTATGAAAGCACCTGAAGGGGCAATTACTAGGGATGAACTAGACAGTTTTCAACACTTGCGGTTGTGGCTAGCATACCAGCGTCACTGGTGTGAACACAAACCATCTGTAACTGTGTACGTCAAAGAACAGGATTGGCCAGCCGTAGGCGCATGGGTATGGGAGCACTTTGATGAAATTAGCGGAATTAGTTTTTTACCTTGGGATGGCGGAACCTACCGACAAGCACCCTACGAAGAAGTGGACGAGGCTACTTACAATGAGTTGCTATCTGCTATGCCTGATACTATCGATTGGAATGCTTTTGTTGAGCATGAGGATAATGTAGAAGGCGCACAACAACTCGCTTGTGTAGCTGGTGTCTGCGAAATCTGATTCAGAGCTTATTGAAAAGGTTATAGCGGGGGATGAGAAAGCTTGTTCCCTGCTATATAAAAAATATCACGTACGTTTAAAAGCGTATGTAAGGGGACTACTGCATGATACATCTTATGTTGAAGACGTTGTACAAGAAACGTTTGGACAAGTGTTTAGATATTTGGCATCATTTAGGCAAGACAGTGCCTTGTTTACGTGGATGTGTACCATTGCAAAAAACATTGTATTCCGTATGAAACAGCCCGTGAACATTATTAGTAACGAAAGCTACGACATGGAAACACCTGAGACTACCATCTCAAATCTAGATGTTTTAGAAAAATGGCTAAATGAAATGAGCGAGACACAGCGTATGGTAGTAAGTTTGCATTACATGCAGGGGTTGACAGCCAAGGAAATAACTAGTATAATACCAATGAAACGCAGAGCAGTTAGCACTATGTTGTGGAGAGCAAAACAGAAACTGAAAGGAATGATGTATGACGAATGAAGAAAGCTATCGCATGATGATGGCATTGCGCCAGCATTTAATGCTTCAGGTTATTCAGAACAAGCATCAACTAGAAGTGATATTAAAGTTTAAAACTGCAGATGGGAAACTGCATCAAATTGCAAGTAGCCATAAGGAGAGAGAATGAAACTAGAAGTGCTGCAAGAAAACGAGGATGGTTCAGCAGATGTTCAACTAAAAGACATTGAACCTGAAATGTTACAACTTATTTTACAAACTGGGTTTGTAAAGCTACTAGAAGATGCTTTGAATCAAGCAAAGACTAATAATAAGATTCCAGCTCTTTTAAAGGAGAAGCCTAGTGGCGATTAGTTACGAAGATTTGATGAAGGTTCAGTATGGTGGCACTCACTATAAAGACTACACCATACAACCGTGGGAGATTTGGGAAGCATATAAGATGGATGCTTTTGAAGGGTCTGTTCTAAAATATCTTCTCAGATATAAAGATAAAGGTAAGCCAATCGAAGACCTATACAAGTGTAGGCACAATCTTGAATATCTCATTGCACGAGAGGAAAGGAAAGCAAATGTACGTAATCAAATACAAAAAGGGCACTCTGCCCAAAGCACTCAAGGGTCTAACGTTCAAGACCTACGACATGGCACGAACCGCATTGAGGAAATTTGTGCGTACCAAAGTGACATTGAAAGCGGGACAACATCCTACGGTGGCTCAAGCTAACTCACTAGGGTACGTTATTAGTAAGACGTAAAGAAGGGGGCATAAGCCCCCTTTATTATTGGTTAAATTCTTTTCTCAACTGTTGAGTTAACTCTAATCCTTCACTAGGTAGTTTGTTTTCAGACACTTCGCCGTGGGCATATATCTCTAGTCTACCGTGGTTTTGGATTAGCTGTCCGACAAGTTTACGCACCGCTTGTATTTGAGCTGGAGTAAAGTTGTTACTATCAGCACCTACCATTTCAATACCAATTGTGTTGTTATTAGTAACGGTTTCTTTATACTGTGGGTATTGTGCGTCACCAACGTGGTATACAATGTCAGTGTCTTTATCGACTAAACTAATCACTTCGCCTTTTTTACTAATTAAATAGTGAGTACCAGTACCATACGTTTCGTCTTGGCCTTTAAACCTTGCACTAAAGCCATTAATAACTTGCCGCACATTATCAGTAGCTGTGTGATGAATCATAACGTTTTGTGGAGTAAGCTCTTGGTTTGGCTTTACCCATGCACGGAATGGCTTACCTTGATATACATACGGTTTTGCAATTGCAGCCATTGTATCACCAGTTCCACCGGGAACATAACCTTCTGGCAGAGGGAACCCATCGGTAATATTAACAGGCGGTTCTGAAACACTAACGTTAGAGATAGCTTCTACAATAGTTCCGACTTGCTTTTTAATATTGTTTAAAAATTTAGCCCCTTCTGCAGACAAGTATTCAATTCCTTTTTCTCTAACTTCAGATACGTTATCAAGTGCAGACTTGCTGACTTTAGATGTAGCTCCCACAACGTCTTGAATTTGTTGCGTTTTTCTTTGAGCCACTGTGTTTACAGCTTCTGTCATAACTCTGTCTTGACGTTCAGCATAATTAGACAAAGCGTTTCCTGCAGCATCAACTGCAGCATTACCTGCGGCAGCTAACCCTTCAAAACCTCTTTCAAGAGCCTGTCCTAATGGTGAAATGGGTTGTGATGGTTGTGCTTTTTCTTGTCGAACAGGTGTTACAACAGGTTCTTGCGTTGCAGTACCTCTACGTTCTGCCAACCTAGCTTCGTTAGCTTCAAGCCTTGCTTGTCCTTCAGCCATCTTACTACGTTGCTGCGCGTCATATGCGTCACGTTCAGCTTGAGTGCCTGAGTAAATGCTAGGGCGTTTTAATTCACCTGTTCCATAGTTATAGTTTGTAACACCGGGTGAACCTGCTTGCGTACCACGCCCACCGCCTACTTTAGCAGCTTGTTTCTCAGGCGTACCATTCAAGTAATTAGTAATGTTGTATGCCAAAGTAAATGGCGTATCGTCTGTTACAGCAGCTACCGAGAACACATTGGTAGACAACACTGGTTTGTACTTACCCATAAATTCAGCAGCTGCACGACGATGGTTAGAATTCATCATGTAAGACAATCCACTACCTGGTACATATTGCGCTTGTTGTTCTCTAGGATTAGCAATACTAATAACACCTTCGTCATTAGCTACAAACTGTAGGTTAACGCCATACTTGTTATTAATAGTTTGTAGTGATTGAAACATAGCCTCTACTGTACCAGCACTAGCAGTTACTACTGCAGCAGTCATTTCTTGTCGTACTTCAGGAGGAAGCTTAGCAATTTCTTGTTTATGCATTTGCCAAGCCACAGGCATTTCTTGAGCACGTGTGCCTTGAGTTACATCAGTAACAAAACCAACCTCAACAAGACGAGCATTTTCTGGAACTGTTTGTTCAGTCACTGCAGCCGACGCATGTGCAGCTACTGTAGCAGCTTCTGGTTTAGTTACATCTTTAGTAACCACTCCAACTTTAGCAAGATTTAAAACTTTAGCAGTGTTAAGAATTTTGTCTGAAGTATTGTAGTCTAAACCAAGTAGCCTAGCTCGTGTTTGGTTACTGTCGTTTAGAATGTTTTTAATTTGTTCAACATAAGCAGCACCATAGTCTTGTGTTAGTTTATTTACCATAGCAGGATTATTAGTAACTATTGTTTGTACATGCTCTTTAGGATAATAACGAAGAGCATCACCATAAACTTGTGCCCTACGTAGCACAACGTCATAACCTTCTTTTTCATGGTTAGACATTGCTAACACCAAACCAAACATACTGCTTGGGCCAGTAAATCTTGTTTTAAGTGCTTCTCCTTGTTCTTGTATAGATTTAATTCTAGTGCTTAATTCACTTTCTGAAATAGCAAAAACACCGTCAGTTTGTGTCTTGTACGCAGCAGTTCTAAGTTGCGTAATACGGTCTGCAACCTCCCCATCAATAACATTTACAATGTCTGCTTTTAAAGCGTTCACTTGAGGAATAGCAGCAAAAGCACTGACACTCATGTTTTTGTTGCTAAGTGCTTCATACAAAGGAGCAAGAATAGTTTGATTCTGAACAACTTTATCAAGAATTGGCCTTGCTTTTTCATCTATGCCTGTTCCAAGACGTAAAATTAAACCATTAGTTAATGCGTCTAGTTGTGCAAGGTCTTGTGGTTTTTCTTCTGCTACACGTGCGTCAAAATCCGCTATGTTTCCTTTACGTTCGTGTCTTTGTGCAGCATTCCTAATAACAGTTGACCTTTCGTCTTCTGTCATTGCCCTAATCATGTCTGGAGAATATTGTGGTAACACATCACGAATATATTTAATATTGTCAGCTAATGGGTCTTTGCTTACACTAGAACCAACACCACCAGCAGCACTACCACCTCCGGGAGGATTAATGATGTGTTGTACATACTTGCGCTCAAAGAAATCGCCCCCTCCGGGCAAACCAGACACTTCTTGAGCCATCTGTCGAATTTGCGGAGCTAATGTGGGATATTGTGTAGTGTATTGTGTAGTTACAGCTTTAACACGGTTTACAAACTGTTTTAAATCCATGCCGCCTTTATAGGCGTTGTTAAGACGGTCAAACTCAGCTTTAATCTCAAAAAATCGTTTGCTTTGTTCAGGCGACCTAGCAAAACCTGAAGATTCTTGTAAAGCTTCTTCTTGCCCTGCTAATGTTAACGCTGCTAATTGACCACGAGCTAAAAACCCACCTCGTGCTTCTTCAAAATCTTTCCTAGCGCTTATCATGGCTTGTTGTTTATTGTAGTCAGAAGCAAACTTAGCTGTTTCACCACCAAGTTTTAACACAGTGCCAAATATATCTGCCTCTAATCCTGAACGTTGTGTGTTTATTGCGGCTTGTTCAGCAGCTGAAATAACAGGAATAGCTCCTTTACTAGCTTCTACTTGAGCAGCTCTTGCTTCAGTATCCCACCCACCTGATGCTGGGTCTGTGAACGGGCCTAAATCCATTTGATATATGTTTGCCATAATTTACCTTCCTACTAGTGGGCCTTCGGGCTCTATTCTGGGGTTTGCTGCTATCTCAGCCAAATTCTTTTCCAACTTTGAATCTAGTGGGTGCAGTCTGTAAGCTTCTGCATCTAGTTGTTGAAGTTCTTCTAATGACCAATCCCCACCATTTTTTATAATGCCAATTTGTTGAACAATACGATTAAACTCTTGTGTGTCTTTTTTATTCCACGCAGCCATTGCTGTTACGCGCAACCTACTAATTTCTTTAGCTGCTTTTTGTAACAATTGTTTACGAGCACCTAAAGTTTTAAAACTATTAGTTAAATCTACGTCTTGTACAATTAAAAGACCAAGAGCCTTAGCCATATTCTCATATTCCGATAAATCGTATAAATAGCGACCTGCTTTACTGTATGCTCTGTAGTGGTTGTTGCGGAACAAATATGCTTTTTCAGCATTACTAAAAGCAGTGAATGTGTTGCTTGCAAACGCTCTACCTGCGTCCATTAAATTGTTTAAGTTAATTTCACTACCTGCAATAATATCGTATGCTTGTTTAACACCTGTCATACTACGTAAAATAACCGAGCCTGTGGGGCCAGTTAACACTTCCATAAATGATTTTTCTGGGTTTAGTAAACCCTGCATTAGTTCTTCATAGTAATTAAACGTACCAAAACTACTTCCTAATGCCAGTTTTAATTCACCGCCTGACAAATGTGCAATTAATCCTGCAAGTGCACCTTGCGTCAATGTAATGCGTTCTGTTTCAGACACGTCTTCATTTTGTACGTACTCATTAACAATACTGCTAATCGGCCACAACATACCTCCTGCACTACCCATTGCCACACCATGTGCTACTAGTAACGATAGCGTTTCTTTTGGGGTAAACGTCTTTTTAGATTTTTTACTAAGTCCCACAGCAGATAAACCACCATTAACTACACGTGTCCACATGTTAATAAAGTAACCTGTAAACTGTGTAGATAACGAAATAGTGCCTCGTTGAATAGCTCTGCGGTTAGCACGGGACATGTTTTGGGTAAGGTCATCCTGCCTCAACAAAATGTCAGCTAGCGCATTATCGTCAATCATTTTACCCTTATTTGCTGCAAGCCACTCACTTCTAGCAATGTCAAAACTAACAATACGGCTAATAAGCTCACCTGTATTAAAAGGCGCAGTAATTACTTTACCTCCTACACGCATTTTTCTATTAAAAAATCCATATGTGCCAGCGTGTACACCATACAAGTTATCGGTATTAATACCATCTAACAAACCACTACGTTTTAAATCATGTACTGCACCTGTAAAATCTGCCACATTGGTAAACCCAAGGTTACTAAGTTTATCTAACTGACCAAGCTTACGAATAATTGTTTCATTGTCAGTTCCTAATGCAAAGCCATATAGCAACGCTCGCTTAGAAGCAAGGAGCCCGTATGCTGGGCTAACAGCAACAGCGTTAAAAGCATTCATGCTTTGTAAAAGCAAGTGTTTTGGATTTAAACCAAACGATGCCATAAAAGACAACGTACGTAAATAACGAGGGTAATCACTGCTGCTACGCATAAACACACCTACTTTATGTAGCGGTTTACGAATCCCTTCACCACCCCCTTCAATTTTTTCTCCAATATTTCTAGCAAACCCAAGCATAATGAGTTCTTCTTTAGTAGGCACTTCAAGCATATCTTTAATGTATGCGTGCGTACGCATTGCCATTGTTTTTTTAGCAATATCAGACCCAAGAACAGGGTATTTTTCCATATGCACAAAAGCTTGCACTGGTGTCATGTTTTGCACTGCGTCTGGTAGTACATCTTTAAAACTTTCAAACCAACGGATAATTTGCGTTTCACGCCATTCTTGAAACGAAGCAATAGTAGATGTGTTGCCAATTTCAGCAGCCAAAGAATCCAAAGGATTAACAGTGTTGACAGTATCTTCACCAAACACAGACATAACACGGTCACCTCTAGCTTGACTTACGCCGCTATTTACTTTTAAGGAATTAGCTAAAAAATCTTCATCTGTACGTGAATAACGTTGTTTAAAAACTGGGTTTGTTCCAAAAGCTCCTTCGTCTAAAGCTTTAATTAAATCTTCTGGACTCCAGCCAAAACCTTCCATAAGTCTGCTAGCACGTTCATATGTTAAAAGCCCTTGGGCATGTTCTTTTACAGCCGTATTCATAGCTTCAACATACCTCTCGGCGTCTTTACGCGTAGAAGCCGTACGATGTACTTCTTTAATTCCTTTTGCTTTAGAGTTTACGTTCCTAGTTGTCGCAATTTCTACAAAATATTCGTCGGAATAAATACGAGAATATTCTCCTATGCGCTCTGAAAAACCATTAGTTACTTTATCAAAAGATACTGCGTCGTTTTTTACCAACACTTTATCTACTAGTTCTTCTCCAATACGAATTTCATCTGCAGCAGGAGTTACAATAGAATATAAGTTAGAGTCAACTGAGTTTTTAATTGAGTCATTTACAGAAATAAGTTTACCTGTTTCTACATCAAACACCGTATCACCTAACACTGCTTCGTTGCGTTTACCAATAATGTACCCTACATCTCCAATAGGGTTTTTAAAGTTTACTTGAATAAATCCACGCCGTATCAAAGAAGCATTGGCTTGGTCACGTTTAATTTCTAGCGCAACTTTACGTACCACATGGAACTTAGAATAAACATTACGTTCTTTAGCAGTAAGACCTAAACCAGAAAGTTGCTCTATAGACAGTTCTTCGCCCCATTTATCACCAAGAATAATTGCTTCATTAACTCTTTGCAATTGTTTTGAATTAAGTTTTTCTACGTCTTTTCTGATAAAGTTAGTCATTACGTTAGTGTACGCACTTTTAGTACGTGTTCCTAGTAATGCTCCTTTAAATATAGACTCTGGCGTTCCTAGCCTTCTATCACCCAAAACCAATTTAGTAACGTCATTAATTTCTTCTGCGCTATAACCTTTAATGTCAGTTTCTTTTAAAGCATACGTTTTTTTACGTTCAATAACCCAACCAGTAGTTACTCCATCACGAGAAGCTTTAGCTGCTTCAATTTCATCCTCAAGATATTTAATATTATGGGCTAAATCAGTGGTTGTTTCATTATAGTCTGCAGCGTTTAGTTTAACGGCATAGCTAGCACTAGGGTTAGCTTCGTCATGTACAACTACGTTTTTAAGATTGCCATTTTGTGCATATTGTTTTCTGGTTTTAACGGATTCAATGTGAGTGCTCATCATCCGTTTAAATGCATTTTCGTAATTGGGTTTGACAATGTAATTTTTACTAAACAAATAATCTTGCACTTGTTTAGCAAGTTGTTTTAGTTTAGCAATTACTTCTCCAAAATAATTTCCTAGCAACCCTTTTGGAACATCATCAGTAAATGCCCATTTAGCAAACATCTCAGCATGAAACTCTTCAAAATCAGCCAACCATGAATTAAGACTAGAGCTTGCTTTCTTTAGCTGTGCTGCATCCCACCCTACACTTTCAGCCCATTTTAATTCTTGACTTGCCATACTAAGATTGCGATATTCCAACAAGCTTTCAAAAGGCAATGCTTCGCTAAGAGATAGTTCTCTACCATCCATAGTTGTAATTGATTTTACAGTAATATTTTTTTCACGCAACCAATCCATAAAAATATTTTTAAGCGTATTAGAATACTTGTGTGAATAATCTCTATACCAAGAATGGAAATACTCGTGAGCAAATGTTTCTATAGTTTCAGTACGAGTGGTTATTTTTTCTGGCCCACCAACTTTAGTAATTGTTATGTCATCTATATCATTTCGTAAAATAATAATGCTTTGCTCAGTACCATCTGCTTTAATAACAGGAAAATGCAAACCATTCCAGTTTCCGTACGTATTTTTAGCATGTGTTGCTAAATCTATTAAGCTTCTGTTACCAGTTTGATTAAGAGCTTTTAATGTAGTGACAAAAATACGTTTATTATCTAAACCTAAAATAGGGCTCAGACGACGAGTAAACTCTGTTACATCGGTTTTTGCTTTAATATTAGTAACGGTTACGTTACCTTGTGTGGTGAGTTGATATTTGTAAGCGTTATCTGCGTCTTCTAATTCAGTTACAGCTGCTTTTAATTTGTCTTGCTCAATATCAGCAGACTTAACAGCCAATGTTTTTACACTGCCTTTAGATGCTTTAACCTGTGCTGCAGTAAGCCCTTCTGGAAATAACGGTAGTTGCTTACCGTCCATAATTGCGTCTGCCATTTTTAAAGTAAGTGAGGCAAGTTTTGTTTCTAACTCTTTAATTTTTTCGTTAGACACCGCAAATGAGTTGTTAAGCGTGTCTGGTACTACAGTATAGGTAGACTCAGGGTCTTCCAATTTAAGACGCTCTAAAGCCGTTTCTGCAGCTTCCTGAGTGGCAAATCGGGGTGCAATAGCAGGGCCATAAGTAACGCCTACATCTAAACCTCTTCCGTCAGCACTAAGCCGTGCTGGGTCAATGTTTTTAATACGAGCATCACTAGCATTGTTAAAATGTTTCATAACATTATACACTGCTTCGCCTACTTCTTCTTCAGTAAAAGCACTGTTACGAGGAATAGCTTTAATTTCTGCAATAAATTTTTCTACTTCAGCTTTAAAAGGCGCATTAATTTCTGCAGACGAAAGACGCACAGATTTTGGCAATACTTTGTTAACACCCATAGCAGCAAATTTAGCTAAATCAACAGCTACGTTAGCTCCAGTAACTTCACCTGCAATAGTTGCAACACCTCTTAGTTGTTGTTTTCTTGCTGTTTGTTGTGCAGCTTTTAACACTTCGTTTTTTGCAAGAATGTCTTTACCACCTATAGACACTAATGCTTGTTCTGTTGAATCAAGTGCTTTTTTTGATTTGTATAATTTATGCCCTACTTTAACTGCATACAATGCAGAAAGAAATATAAGCAAAGGTTCAGCTTTATCTAATACGTCAGAAATAGGAGTGCGCTCTAGTTCTTCTGGCCCCATAATGTCGTGTACAAGATTTTTAGCACGAAGTACACTTACACCGGGTTGGGATATTAAATTATTGTACAACCGTTTAATCCACTCTGCTTTTTGGTCATCAGGAACATATTTAAATTTAGTACGCAACATAATAGCAAGGTCGCCATTACCTGTACGCCATGTTGCGTCTTCTTCAGAAATTCCCATTTCTTTAGCGGCTGCACGAATTCCGGGGTCACGAGCAATAGCACCCCATGAGATTTCTAACCCAATTCCTTTAGCAAGTTCTACGCCAGTAATAGGCGCTACAATGTCTTCTAGCTCTTTATCAATAGCAGCAGTTCCAGCTACTGCTTTAGCATTTTTATCTAAGTGCTGGTCAACAGGTACTGATAACCTTTTTAAGTTTTTTTCAATCATAGCAGGATTGTTAATATATAAAATACTTTCACCTGCATGTTTAGCAACTTCTTCAAGTTTAAACTGTCGTTCTGCTTCGTTTTCTAAATATGGTTTACTAGCGGCTTCATTACGCGCCATAATAGTCTGAGTAGTTATATCTAGCACTTCTGGAATAGGGTTTTCTAACGCTGCTTCTAAATCAGCACGGTTGTTACTAGTAACAGTTTTTTTCCATTGTTCATGTAAGTACTCATCAAACACAATTTTAGCAGGGTCAATGTTACCTCCAGAGATAATTGAACCAAGTGTTTTTAATGTAGGATATATACCAACCCCCGGTACAGGAGGCTGGTTGTAATCTTCTTCTTGAAATAACGGTTCAAAATCGCCTAGATTATCCATGTGTTACCTTTATAGTGTAGCTAGTTGCAGTGCAAACGTACCTAGCTGACCAAATGTAGACATTGTTTGACTTGCTTGCGACAAAGCAGATTGGGACATGTTTGTATATGCTGAAGCTTGTTGTCCATACATTTGTGCCATACCTGAAGCTGATGCAGCACCAACTGCTGCTTGACCTATTTTAGTATTTTGAGCAGCTATTTGTTGCATATACCCAATACCTCCAGCAAGTTGAGAACTAAGGCTAGAAATACCACCAGCCAAAGCGCTACCGCCCATACCACCCGTTTGAGCTGCTACGTTAACCATGCGACCAGCAGCAATACGTTGTGAGCGAATTTTAGAACGTAGATTTTGTATATTTTGTATGTTTGCTTTTTCACGTTCTGCTTCTGCTTGTTGACTCATTAATTGATTTTGTTTTTCAAGTTGTCGAGCTTGTTCTGTGCGTGCTTGAGCAGCTTCTCCAGCTAAACGTTTGCTTTCGTCCATGCCACGTTGTACTTCACTACCGATTGCAGCTCCTGCTACGCCTCCTATAATAGCGCCCGTAACTGCAGTTAAACCTATAGTTCCTGCTACAGCAGTTCCTCCCAAAGCAAAACCTGCTCCTGCGCCTACTGCTCCTAATGCTATTGCTGGTGGCATTATAGTTCCTTTCTATACAAATCTGTAAACTGCCCTGAGCTTACATGCACGTATTTGTGCTTTTCTATAAAAAAATCTGCTACGTCATGCTTAATACCGTAAAAAACATATGCCCAAATATATTTTTTACCCATATCTTTTAATTTTTTGTATATTTTACGAGCTTCTGTTTCCATAAGTTTGTACGTAGATTTGTTAAATTTGTCTATATCAAAATGAATAATAGGCTCTTCATTTAACCATTCTAACATAGCATATAATTGTTCGTCGTGGTAAAATACTTCAACGTGTCTGTTAGACATTAGTGTTTCCTACAAACGTACCTGTCCAACCTACAAGCTTCATGTCGTAACCCGGTTCACTGCTATATTTAAATTGCAGTGCTTTGCCTCTACCACGAATCTTAGACTTAGTAATAACAAGCGGGTAACCATCTTCATATGTATCTCCTGGATTACCTATGTACATACGAGGAGGACGGTATACGTTTACTGCAGTGCTCCATTTGTTTGCAGATTCGTTGTCAGTAAAATCCCACCGTATTTCCATATTAATTTTACTTGGATTAATTGGGTCACCATTTTCATCTAAAGCCGTTTCTGTACGTTTTGCAAACGTAGTGAGATAAGTGCCCGTAGCTTGCCTTGCAGGGCCATTGTCAGCCATGTGATAACCTGTAAGAACAAACGCTTCGTTTTCAACCGCGTAACCTTTAGAATACCAATCAATAAATTTAGTTTCTGTATTTCGTGTGTTGTTAAAATCTGCAAAATTAATATGTATAGCTTTATAATTAGCGTCGTAATTTTGAGGGCCAATTATTAAATCAAAGTTAACTTTTTGATAAAAAACATCAATTCCTTTTTTTATAGTATAACCATCATTATACAAATATTCTGCTCCATATCTAGTTATTTCTGCTGGAGCATACATAGTAAAAGATTGAAAACTTAAACCTAAATAAGTTCTAGCAAAATTATCAAGTTGTGTATTGTAGTCTGTTGTTTCTATTGTATCTAGTCTTCCTGGAACAGGAATGCTAATTACAGCTCTAGACCATACGCCATTATCACACCCGTATAAACTAGGGTTGCGTGTTAACAATATGTCTGTGTTAGTAAGCGGTGTAAGCATATTATAAGTATCAAATGAAGAAGATATAAGTCTATAGTTTACGCTTACTGGAGTAATAAGATTACCATCATCATCTAATGTTATTGATTTTAAATACATACTACCTTGATTAATATTAGTAGGTATTGTAAATAATCCCATTACAGTGTTATTTTTTGTTTCTCCGTCTACAGTAACAGAAGAAAATGACCGTTTCATGTCTGTAAATAATATTTGATTTCTTACAGTAGAAGTAGTAGATGTTAAAACAACTACATAACCAGTAATAATACCTGCTAATACTGTGTAATAAGCAAGGCGTGCTTGGTCGGTTGTTTTATTATATTGAGACACATACATACGGTCGCCACTATTATTAAAAAAGAACGACCACGTGCCCCAACCTGCATGATATGTACTAGATTCTGATACATCAAAAGTAACAAAAGAAGTTCCATATTGCCGAAACAAATAAACACTATCACCAAAATCAACGTCAGAATCGTCTGACATTAGTGCCCAAGTATAAATACTCTTTTTTACTTGTGTTCCTTTTACTGGCGTATAATTAGTTAACGGATTTGTACCTGTTATTGTTGTAGTAGAACTTGGAGTAAAGAAACTATTACTACCTTCTGTTTCTACCATGGTAGAAATAATTTTAAACGAATATTTTCCTGCAGTAGTGCTAACAGATTCTACTGTAACGTCACGTGCAGGAGAATAAAGAATATTAGCTTTAACAATATCTCCAGAATTATTTACTACTGTTGTTTCTTCAATAACAGTACTGTTAGGTTTACTTACAAAAATAAAAGCAGGAAATGTTGCTACATCGTTATTTAAATCATGCACATACCACGAATTAATGCTAATGTTGTAAACTAACATGGTAGTTTTTTTAGAATTAATGTTTAATGTTTCGTCAGTACTTGAGTCGTATAACCATGCTATTTCGTTAGTTGTAGAATTGTATGCTCCACAAGCTCTAGTTTTAGCTTGAAAAGTAATATCGTTATAAAACGTTCTGATAGCAGTATTACTAATATTAGTTACATCAAACGATAATCCACCTGCTTGAGGAATAACAGAATATACTCCATCTGTACTCCAAAACATAATGCCATTATTTACAATAACAACTGTTTCTGGAAACACAGTTCCTACCGCTGAAATTTTTTCAACTTGATAATTAGCAGCACTAAAAATACCGTCTAAACCCGATACAGAAAAAATTCCGTTTTCTGCAAAAATTAACAAACCTCTACCTAAAGCTATAAGCTTAACAATTTGTCCTGCTTCAGGAACTTCAATGCTTCCTCCGTCACTATCTAGCAAATCACTTAAAATTTCTGAAGTCGGGTCATTGCGTTGGTAACAATCACCTACTTTTTCAATAGTATCAAGTACTTGACTAAAATAAATTTTAGAGCTAAAATCTGGGTCAGGACAACCTGCATACCAAATACGACCTGCAAAAAATCCTGTTACACTTGGTCTAAAAAACGAATTATTAGTAACAGTAAGCCCATCTTCAGTGCGAGTTGGGTTAAACGCTTCAAGAATATATCTACCTTTTGGAGCTAAACCAGTACCAAATTCTTGTTTATTAAGTAGCGATGCGCTAAAGTTGTCGCTTGTGTCTTTACCATAAAACCATATTTTTGTATTTGCAGGAAGTTTATTAGCATTAGCAGTTTTATATGCTGTAATTTGTGCGTCATTCCAGCCTTGGTTTTTTAAATTATATATTGCCCTATCTTCACCTCCACTATAACTACCCGGAAGAGATAAATAATAACTAATCCATTCTGCTTCAGTAAATTCATCGGTAGGTTCAGTCCCAAATGTATTAAAACCTTGAAAATCCCTTACTTTAATTTTAATTTCTTCTGCATTAATAAATCCACCTACTGCTTCATAAGTAAGTAAAATAGGATTTATTGCTCTATGCGTTACTACTAAATTTCCATATGCTTGTGCAAAACTACACGGATAATCTGCATCAACAGCATACGCTGCGTTATCACCTACTACATAATCACTTAAATTAATTTCTTTTAAAAGTTGTGTGTTTGAAATAGAAGAAGAAGTATCATAATAAAAATGTAATTTAGTACCTACTTGCACAACTAACAAATCTACGCTATTTGTAGGTGACCATTTACCAACAGTAATTGCTAAATTTGTATTAGTATCAGTAGGAAAATAACCAATAGTATTTGTATATCCTGATTCAAAATCTAACCCATTACGGCGTTCAATACTACCATCTATTTGTGGAATAATGTTACGACCTTGTTTCCACGTTCCATCAGGCGTAACAAAATAGCCGCCTTCAGTGTTAAGACCACTTACAAATGTATACCAATCTTTTACTGACGCTTGTGCTGGCATGTGTTACCGTCCTATTTTAGGCATATTGCGTTTCTTTTTATTTTTATTTAGCAAGTCTACTACAGGTTCAAGACTTTTTTGTTTACGTTTTTTACGTTGCATAGCATCTCCACCCATAAGAGTAGATTGTAATGCTTCTTTAGTTTTTTTTGTTTTAGCCATCGTGTCCCTCTACAGGAATATTTTTACGTGCTGCAATAGAAAGAATTCTGTCTTTACGAGTAAACATACCGCGCAAATCTACAGGCACAGGCCCGGACAACGAATACTTAACAAAAAACAATCCGTTAGGAGCCATTTCAATAACAAGTTTATTAGTAATTCCCTGAGACTCACGCTCTTCTTTTCGTTCTTTTGCCGCTTGTTTTTTAACAGTTTTTTCTTCTAGCATTTTGTCAATTTTACTTTCGGCCATAGTTTACTTTCCTATTGTATTTAGATTCACCGTATTCGTTACGCCATGCTTCGTTTTGCATAGTTACTCGACCACGTTTTACTTTAATTTCTTCTCTAGCGTTTGATTGTTGTTTTAAATTAATAAACGCTTGTGCTTTTGCTTCTGCAAGCAATAATTGAAACATTTTTTCAGGCATTGACGGTATAAACGTATCTGTGTGCGTCCATGTAGGCTGCACTGCTACATAAACTTTAGATTTACTTTGTTGCAATGTAGATTCTACAGAACTATTATATGCATCGAAAATAACATATTCATCATCGTATGTAGTCCAATAATCTGGGTCACGAGTAAGAGCAATACCATTGCCGTTTACAATACCTGCTTGAGCAGTACGATTATCTAGCAACTCTGTAAAATCCGAAGGAGACAAATATTGCACTTCTTTTTTGTTGTATCTAATCCATTTAATTTTGTTCCATGTATCAGACATTTGCATTTTAGTAGGATTATTAGTATCAGCTAATGCAATAAGTTCTGCAAGTTCAAACGTAAAAGGCCATTCACGTTGACTCATTATTTCAAAAAAAGCTTCTTTTACTAAGTCAGCTACTTGAATGGATTCTACAGTATCGTCAATACTGTTGACGCTATCGCTGTCCATTGAATTTAAAATACTTTGCGTCATTTCTAACAACGTGTATTTAGCCATGTTTAACTACCTGCTGTTGATGCCATAATAGACATAGTGTATACGTTAATGTCGCCACTACCGCCGTGGTTTTTAGCATATACTTCAACGTAGTCATTAGTAGCCATTTCTACATCGGCGTGGCTGCTCATTACAAGTTTTTCACCTGATTTACTTGTGTTAATTACATGACTGCCGTTTACAACTGTCCCATTTTTATAAATAGCCATTTCAATATCTTTATTAGACCCAGATGATTGGTCAATAGACATATTAAATACAATGTCTAAATCAACTGTATTTGTGCCTGTGTACGTAAGGCGAGAGTTAGTGCCTTCAGTTATAAGTTGTGGACTACCACCTGCTGTAGTTGTAGCATTAATTTTTTGCCAACCAGTACCAGATACAGTAAGTGTATACGGGGAAGCAATGTTATAAAAATAAGAAGTTCCATGTGCAGTAGATGCAAACAAAAACCCACCAGTACCGTTAGAAACAACAAAATCACCTGCAGTTCCATTTGCGGTGATTCCTTCTAAATTTTGAGGTGCAATTTTTTGCCAGATGCCAGAGCCACCACCTGTTGCAGAATATACTTCGTTAACTGTCGCAGTACTTATTCCTTTAGGTTCATGCAGTTCTGCACCAGTAAGTGATGCATGAGATACTGTAGCCATACAATCTCCAAAAAAATGGGGAGAGAGGCTACACCCCTCCCCCCTGTTACACCTTAGATGTAACGAACAATGATGTCAGCATCACCAGCGGTATACGTGCCAGCAAAAGCAACGTCCAAGGTGTCAGCCGTAGCGTACACTTTGCCCAGAGCTTTAGCGGTAGCATCCGTACCACCAACAGCGTATGCACCACCAGCACGGATGGTAGCACCAGCCGTCAGGCTAGCCGTAGCACCTTGCGTGGTAGAAATCCAGCCATCGCCATCGCTGCCGTCACCGACAGAAACCGACGTACCGCCTACCCAAGCAGTGCCAACTTTCATAATAACATCTAGCACAACCGAACCAGCCGGGATAGCTACATTAGCACCCGAAGATTCCCAAGTAATAGCTAGACGAGCTTCCTTAACCTGACCGTCGGTGTCATGCACTCCAGCCTCATTGCGTTCTGCAAAGTTAGGGCCAAAGCCTACAACCAAACCGTCAGCGTTCGTCCAAGTAGATTTACGAGTCATTTCAATTCTCCCCTAGTTTAGATGGTGCTCTTGGTAATGACGCCAACCAGACACTCAGGACGGTACAGCTTCAAACCAAAACGAGCGTTCATCACATACTCGTCACGACGCATGTCTTTGTTGCGCTCGTATTCAACACGAGGCAATTGACGATAAGCGCCAACGAACGGGGTAAGGTCGCCACCAACAGACATAAAGATGTTGGTAACAGGAGCAGCAGGAACCGAAACGCTATCAATGGTTGAGTCGGTAGGCGTAGCCAAGAAATTGGACACATACACATCAAAACCAAAAATGTTACGGATGAAACGCATACCCGTTACTTCGTTCACAAAACCACCATTTACAATACCACCAAAGGCGGGGTTGTTCGTGAAGGCTTGTGCGCCAACGAGGTTGTTAAACACATACTCTTGTGACGGGTCAATAATAGCAACACGAGTGCCACCAGCTTGAGCCTTGTCCAAAGCATATTTAGCTTTAGCAAAGTCGTCTAGCGACAACACAGTGTTTGACGAACCCGAAGCCACAAAACGGTGGTCAGCACCGTTAATAGTGTTGGTATTGTCAACCGTTTGCGTATTAGCCAAAGCAAACACAGAACCTTCAAGGTTCTCGTCCAAAGCGCGGCGCATTTTGGTTGGGAACATACCAATCAATTGTTGCGAATAATAACTATCCTGCTTGGCTTTATCCGTGATAAAAGTAGCAGCCTCAACGTAGCGGTCGATAGTAAAGGTGAACTCACCAGTATCCATCGAATCATACGTAACAGGCGTATTTTCAGCCACTTCACGCATCGGCAATTCGCCAACAGAAGGAATGTTAAAGGTATTCCCGTCAGGAAAACCATTGAGCATACGAACATACTTCGTGCCCATTAGTTGTTCTTGCAGGATGTCTTTTAGTTCAGATGACCAGAGTTCGGTGCGAACCAGATGGTCATTGACTTTTGCATAATCAACACCAGCCATTTATATCTCCTTATCGACCAAAATATAGGTCGGGGTTTTTAGTAACAGTTTGTTGTAGCTTGTATTGAAACTCTTGTGACCAGTACATATCAGGGTTTTCCTTACGGATTTTAGCAGCCCATTCCTTAGTACCTTCTACAGTGTCACGTGGTGTTCCACTATAAGTTACAGACGTAGTATTTGTTGAACTTGTATCCATGTTATTAGTAACAGCAGGTGTTCCTGCAAACAAAGCCACAAATTCATTTGGTGCAGTAGCCGCAAGTTCAATGAGTACTTTTTGTTTTTCAGCATCATTTGCTTTCGCTTTAAACACATCTCCTGCTTTACTACCAAACTTTTCTTGCATTAGTTTGTCAGCTAACAATAAATTTTGTGCTCTAGTTTCTTTTAGCTTTCTGCTTTCTAGCGTACGCTCTACAATCTGTTGCACATCTTCTGGGTTCACTCCCGAAACAGCAGGCTGGTCTGCCTCTGGTGCAGGTTGTTTTGTAGTAAGTCGCTCCATAACATCGTCAATAGTTTTGGCTCTAGCAGCTTGTTCACGTAACTGACGATTTTCCTCTTTCAAGGTATTAATAAATTCGTCAGCATTAGTATATGCTTTTGCCAAATCTTCTGGCGATTTATATTTTTGTTTTTCACCAACAAGGGCGTTAAACAAAGATGCTTCAGTTGTCGCTTCAGCAGGTTGAGAAGACGGTTGGTCGTCGACTTCTTGATTAAAAATTGTAGCATCGGTCATGCTTTTCTCCTTTTACTTAGTTGCTTAGAGTCAAAAAAACACAAAAGTTTACATTTTAGCTGATTTTGGCAGCATAGAAACAATGTAGTCTATTATTTTTACCTGCCCCATATTATACGCCAATTTGGCGTAATGGTTTGGGCAATCAAAATCATCTTTTGTAATACTATTTACTTCGTCTTTTAAATCCATTAATACTTTGTACAATGGTTCTAAAGTATATCCAGAATTGTCCCAGAGTTTTTTAAATTCTTCTAAAGAAATATCACTGGGTCGGTTCTTCACCAGTTTGAGATTCATTCATACCCTCCGTAGGAATGCCTGCTTGTTGCATGCCCATTTGTTGCTCTGTTAAAATATCTTCTTGTACTTGGTTAACTAGCCGTTGTGTTTCAGCTTGTTCAAATACAGAAGCGTTGTCACTTACAATCTTGTAGTTGGCTAACCCAAGGTTTTCTTCCAAGGCTTTAGCAACAGCTTTACCGCTTATGTGTGCAGCAACGGTAGGAATAGCTTGTACTGCAGCAATTGTTTGTGTAAGTTCTTGTACAAATTTAGCTTGTTCTGCAAAATGTCGTGCCCCAATTGGGTAGATTTTACCTGCAGCCATCAGGTCATCTTTTGTCACTTCTACAAACGTTTCTGTACCAAAGTCTTCGTCAATTGCTGGAATAGCTTCTACACCTTCAAAATTACGAATAGCTTCAGCCAACATGCCATTAAGTAACGGCTCCAAAATATTACGCTCAAACCAACTTACTTTACTTTGAAAAATACGTCCAGCAGCATTTTCAAGTCGTTGCACTTCATATTTAGTTTTTTCACCGGGAGTACGAATACCCATAGCTTCACGAGGTGTACCAGCAAGTTCTTCCATGCGGTTCATTAATTCACGAATCTGCAAATCTGCATTAAGAGCAGTAGAATCTGGTCGCATAAACTCCACGTCACCCTCGTCCCCAACAAACACTGTAGCACCCGGCTCATACTCAAACTCTTCAACCGTAGTTCCTTTAACCTTAATAACGGGATAGGCAATAAGGTCAAAAACATCAGCTTTAAGGTTTTCCAAGTGGTCAATACGATATTGCATACCAACCAATTGGTCTAGCGGCCCTTGTGCCCACAAGTTGTCTGTACGTAAACGCCAGCCACAATGGTGAATAGGCTTATGGCCTGTCCAAAGTGGGTTAGTTTGTTTACGCAAAATCCATTTACGGTCAATAATGGTGATAAGTTGATTACGAAGCATTTTGTTAGTTTCTGGGTCATAAATGTCGCCCCAAAACTCTAGCAACTCCACCATGTCGCTATCAAGGTATTCATCAAGACTTCCAAATCCATCAATAGCCAAATTCACTTCTTTTTTAAACTCAGGGTCATCCCGATAGTTTTGACGAAATTGCATTACTTTTTTAATAATAGCTTTATTATAATTTAACGCTGGTTTAGTTTCTACATCAGTTATTAAATCACCAATAGACTTAAGCATACGCCGAATGACAGGTGTTTTATCAAACGATTCACTTACAGGGTTAAACACAATGTCGTTAGGGTTAATACGATATGCTTTTGGCCCAATATAACGGGAAACAACTTCGTCGTCTTTGTTATATACAGTATCGTTAACATAATCGTAAGTAACAAATACGTTTCCAAAATCAATATAATCGTACACTAATTTAGAAATTAAAAGTTGAAAATTAGATGCTTTAAGTTTTTGTTTTAAATAATTAGTAATAGCATATCGTTTTTTTAACAGGTTTTCGTCTTTATCACTAGCTTCCCACATAAACCAGTTTTCTGATGGAAACAACGCTGCCATGTAGTTAGCGTGTAAGTTATCCCGAATTTGAGTTAGTTTAGGAGTTACAGTAGAATTTTTCCACGGCAATTGAGCGTTACTAGTACTGCGTGTATCGGTTGCAAATAAATATTGCCGAAGTTCTTGCATACTTTCACGCCACGTTTCCCGAGCATCGTTCCAACGTACCCAGAGGTCGCTAATTTTGCTTGCTAGCAAATCATCTTTTAAAGATACTTGTATATTTTCATTCATAGTGCTACACCACCAAATCTAGAATTAAAAGGAATTACATTCGATTTCCTACTCCACATACGAGTCATAGGTGCTTTACAAATCTCTATACAAGCTGCTACAGCATCTTTAACGTCATCGTGTTCAGGATTGTTCAAAATAAGTTCTTCTTCCAAAATTTGGCAGTTACCTCCTTTGTAGTGCCAAATCTGCCCATTGCTGTACCGAGGCTCAAGAATAGCTGCGATACGCTCCGCTTTGCTCATGTTACGTGGAGGATTGTATTCATCAATACTAAATGCAATTTGCTGTCCACGCATATACTCTTTAAACTGTTGTACAATAAGTCGCTGTGCTGCAACCACTTCACAACGTAGTCGTTTAAATTTCCACTTACGATATACTGCTTCTGCTCTATCATACATAACAGATATTTTATTAGTTTTAAATCTATCAATATCTAATATATAATAATTATTATCTTCATCTACTCCAATAACAGCTATAACAGTATAGTCAGCAGTATTGCTGACAGAATATGCAAAGTCCATAGAAGCATACACACTTAACATACTATCACCAATATACCACGCTCCGCTAATATTGTCAACCTGTTCCTTATTATAATATAAAAATCTGCTTTTGTCAATAAGCTGAGTTTCTACAGCATTAGGATTATTGTAGTATTGTGCATAAAATTGTGTTACATCTAGGTATTTCGCTTTTTTTCTAGCCAACTCTTTAGCGTCAAAACCAAATGCCTTCCCATCAGCTCTACGCTGTTTAGGCCAAAGGAACTCACCATTAGTTTCAACTGTTCTTTCAAAAGTTTCATAAACATGTTCTTCTGTCTCCTCATCTGTATCATCGTCAAAGTAGATTTCCGTCATGTCCATCATATCTTTATATAGGTCACCCGGATGATAACGTGTACCTACAGCCCATTCTTTTGCACCTGTAGATTCAATAGAGGACAACTGAGAGTAAAATGCCCTTACTTGTTCTCGCCCTGTATTCGTATACGCATTGTCAGGAACTACTACATCATCTAGCACTGCTACATTACAATGCAGCCCTGTGACGTTAGCCGTAATACCTGCAGCTTTAACAGTGGCGTCACGCACACCTTCTTCTTTACGTTTAGGATGGTCTACTGATATTTCATCTACTGCCCAACGTTCACGTTTACCTTCTAGTTCGTTTACCATCTCAGGCCAATAAAATCTATAGATGTCACTTGTTAATATATCTTTAATACTTTTCAATTGCTTTTCAGCAAGGTTAGCTGTCGCAGATACATACAATACAGTAGTTTCTGGATGACGAGTAATCCACCACGCTACCCGATATGCAATCATCGCGCTTTTTTGATGGTCACGAGGCAACAACACAAGCTGGTTATCTTTAGCATCATCACGCTGCCACCAGTAGCATAGTTCTTCATGAATAGCGCCAAGCACCCTGTGGGGTGCTACTAACCTAATAAATGTAAGTAGGTCGGCTTCTGCTGCTTGTTTGATTAGGTCTTTATCGCTCAAGCTTATTTCCTTTTTGCTGTTTTTTTAGAATCTTTAAATGCTTTAGCAGTAGGAGCACCTTTGCTTCCAGGCTTACGCATTTTTTCTTTACTGCCTTCTTTAATGCGTTTACGTTTTGCATGAATATTTGCATATAAACCGGGTTTCATTACCATTTCACCTTGTCAGCCCAATAAGCTGCTGACATTTTGCCTTTAGCAATGTTACGCCCATGCCGTGCTTTAAAACTAGCGCGTTTGTTTTTCATACGTTCAGATTCACCAGCTTTAGGTTTACCTGCAGTAGAAGCGCCTTGTTCACCAAAACGAATAGTTTTAACTTTGTCACCTTCTTTAGCTACAACAACGTGTGACTTTTTAGGATGGTTAGGAGTACGCTTTGGTTTGTTAAATCCAGACACTCCTGCGCGTTTTAATCGTGGGTCGCGTTCGCTCATATCATGCCTCCTTTTGCTGGAACACAGGCAGCGTTAAAAGGGACATTACCATCAGTGTTAATTTTATATGCCTCTTCTACACATTCCTGCATAGTTTCTACTGTTTTTTCTCCTTGTACTTGCAAAACACCCGGAGAAAGGAACGTGAATAAAATAATAATAAATTTCATATTTCAAAGTGTGGCGCATCAATAAATGGCCTCCGTCCTTCCTTGCGGCGTGTGTCAATGTAATGGTTCATGGCTTCTTCCATTGTGCCTTCCCATTTTGTAATGTCATCAATATTCCATGCAGCACCCCAACGTACAGGCACTTGTAGCTCACGAGCTGCTTCTCGCATAGCTTCCGCTACATCATCGTACACATTAAGTTCCCAACAAACTTTAGGGCCAATGTAGGCTACCAAATCAACAGCTCTACCTGTAATGTGCATGCTTTTCATTGTTTGACTTGCACCTTGCTCTACAAGTTCCTTTTGTCTTTCTACAGAACGTAAACCTTCTGATACACCGAAGTCAACTTTAGACTTACCAATTGCAAGATTAACAACTTGTACTAAGTCTTTATTAACGCCAATAAGTCTTTCGTGTGACCGTTTAGAAAGTCGAAAGGTCATAGTTTTTTCCTTAAGTCAATAATCTTTTCTAGTGTACGACCCCCAAAGTAGAAGCTCATAATCAGCATGCCCCACTGACCCAATAATTCGACGTATGCAGCATTTGTATCAAGGTCAAAGGCAGACATAAGGGCAAACACAAAATAACCCGTTAGAATGGCTATAAGCGTCAATGGGCGTATGTTTTTAGACAACCAAGAATCGCTTCCCATGTCTGCCGTGTGGCGCTGCGACAAGTTGTTTTGTTCCGACTTGTACAACTCTGTTTCGTTAGCCATTTTAGCTAGCTCACCCTTTTGAGCCATAGTAGTAAGTTCTAGCTGTGCTTTAGCCTTAGCTTCTGGGTCAGGAATAAGCTTGTCTACAAGTTTACTGCCAAGGTCTAATAATGCTGGCAAGGCTATCATGCCATTCTCCCAGACTTAGTGCGCTTAAAACTACGGTTGTTAGACCGACTAATAACACGAAGATTTTTTCGTTCATTACCGCCCCCTTTGCTGAGTGCGCGTTTGTGGTCTACATCTTTACCATCGCCTTTAGCTACAGCACCTTCACGCATAAGTTTACGGCGTGCTGCATTACGCTTGGCACGGTTTTTCATATTCTTATCATCATTAGGTTTTTGTTTATCGTAGTCACGTTTACCATTAGTCATGTAAGGCATTATACTTTACCTCCTACAACAATGCCCAGACGAGCCATGTCGCCTGCAATGCGTTTTGTATGTGGTGCTTCAGGTTCGATTTCTTTTCTAGGTCTTCCCACTGTTTTTTTATCTTGCTCATATCCTTTTTCGGCTAGCCATTTAGCTGCAGCCGTGCCTCCTTGTTGTTTAGCATGTGACCGCATTTGGGCAATAGCTTCGGAGCGTAATTTAATTTCAAGTTCTTTATGCCATTTATCTACATGTTGTTTAATCATAGGGTGATTACGCACTTCAAGCCAGTGCTCCCAATCACCAAGTAACATCATAGCAGCAGAGTATTCGGATGGGTCACGACAATCCATAAATACATCGTGCCACTCCTGTATAGTATATACAGGTTTAAATTTTACATCAGGACGAGCAAATTCTTTAAACAGCCCAAGAATTACTCGTTTACCTTTAGCGTCCAAATATTTACTTTTATCCGTCATAAGTATCCAAATATGTTGTGTTACGAATCATTCCTCGCGGGATTTGGTTACGCCGAGCAAGCTGCCCACTACCATGTGCCGATGTAAGTATAATTCCTTCCGGCCCGTCATAACAGACATAACCGACCTGCGTAACAATGTACGGAGTATACGTATGCTCCTCTGGCTCAAATTCCCAAGGCGTGTTATCAATCTCACAAGCATCTTCCCATTCAACTACGGCGAGTCGCATTTTTCTTTTGCGTCATTTTTTTCATTTGTTCTTTTTTCTTATCTTCTTCGTACTTTTTCTTGCCTTTAGCAGTGTATGGATATTTTTTACCTTTTAGTTCTGGCATTTTAGGCTCCTTTGTAATTAACGAGGAAAACTAGCAACCACCACAGACAACCAAGAAGAATTGATATTAACCCAATGTAAATAGTATTCCATAAAAAATTTTTCCTTCTTGCTGCTTGTCTATAGATAGTGCGTTCACGTTGTTCGCGTATTTGCCTACGCATCTGCATCATTTCTTTATACGCTTCAACGCCATATCGCAGAGTAATCATTTCTCTGATTTGGCGTTCCATTTCTTCGATTTTCTTTTTGTGGACAAGAGCGTTCATTGCTTCTTCTTCCACAGAGCCAGACGCAAACACTTTTTTAAATAGCGGAGGATTAGCAGCTTCTTCGGCTGCTTTGTTTACGTCACTTACTCCTTGAAAATATTTTCCAAAAAATCCCGCTATATCTTCTAGTTCACGACCCACCTCCACTGCTTTTTTTATGCCTTTAAACGCCATAGACGCCATAGCAAAGGCACTTACTGGGTCAATCATTTTCTATCCTTTCGGCAAACTGCCATTACCTCCTAGCCAAATAAACAGACCAATTACAGCCGCACCAGTAAGCCATGCTAGCTTAGTTAGCACAGACTTACCTACTTCAGCATATATTTTATTAAACGCTTTTTCTGCTGCTTTCTCAGCAATGGCGTCAATTTGAGCATCCGAAAGTTGCACGTCTCCCGGCATGATTAATCAGTGCTTTTCCAATAAGCCCTGCCAGTAGCAATTACTTCATTAATCCGAGTGACATCTTTACCTGCTTCTACCCACTTGTCATCAAGCATTTCAGATTCAAGATGCATTACTATACCACCTACATTCATGCGCCGCTCGGGTACATCTACTTCACGTAGTTTAGTCCCAGCAATAATATCTTCAATTGCATCACACATATGTAGTAGCCGCAAAAAATCGCGGTTGAGTTCGTTTACAGCCATTTCATTCTCCTTTTAAAGTGGCAATTTCAGCTTTTAATGTTTCAACTTGAGCAGACAATTCTTGCACTGCTTTTACTAAAATAGGGAACATCCGCATAGGCGCAGCTTCAAGACGGTCGGGGTTATCCCACAATACCATCTTAGTGTGTTGCGTACTGCTATGCTCTAGTTCTACATCATACAGTTCTTGGGCAATAAAACCAACTTGTTTGGTGTCGCCCATAGAGCCATCGCGGCGATTCCACTGGAACGAGACAGGACGTACATCGTTAATAAAGTCTAAGCCCCAAGTGATGTCTTGAATGTTTGTTTTATCACGTTCATCAGACAAGCTACTAATAGTTGTATCATTACAACGCAAATTAGTAATGTTAGTGTTGCCTAATGTAAATTGATAGCTAGAAGTAGTACTACTTGTAGTTGAATTATACCCTATGGTTACATTATAGCTTCCTGTAGTTGATGAGTACCCAGCATAAGTGCCTAAGCTTGTATTATAGTTTCCTGTAGTTATGGAACGCGCAGAATCATAACCTACAGCACAATTATATTCACCACTAGTTGCAAGTTTAAGTGAATTAGTACCTATTGCTGTATTAAAACTTGAATTTGATAGCGAATATAAAGCAGTATCTCCTACTGCTGTGTTATAATAGCCGAAAAGGTTGTAGTTAGCGAGTCTACCAATAGCCGTACAAAATTGTCCATTTCCATTTCTCCCTGCGTTTACGCCAATAACAGTGTTATACCATTGTCCTGTTTGGTTGTAACACGCATAATTACCTATAACAACACCTCCTTGATGTTGTCCTCTTGCATACTGCCCTATAACAACATTATCACTACTATTGGTATAATAATTATTGGCGTTGTATCCTATAAATATGTTATAAGAGCCATTTCGGTTACTATTGCCAGCGGTATATCCCAAAGCGGTGTTGTAAGAGGTAGCTGTATTATAAAAATTATTATTAGTAGAATAGCCTACAGATGTGTTATAAGTACCTGTTTGGTTGTAACGACCAGCATAACTTCCTACACCAGTATTGTAACTTGGTGTACTATTGTCAACTAATGCCTGATAACCTATAGCTGTATTGTGGTCTCCTGTATTGCTTCCAATACTTCCTGACAACGCAAGATAGCCAACCGCAGTGCAATAGTCTCCTATTAAATATCTAGCAGCACGCGCACCTACACCAACATTAAAACCGCTTGTAGTCAAAGCAGTTAATGCCTCATTTCCGAAAGCAGTGTTATAGTTTCCTGTAGTTAAAGAAGCTAATGCGTCCTCTCCTACATATGTATTTTGTGCGACATACGGCTCAAATGTAACATCTCCGGGTTCCCATTGAGATGTACCGCTATCCCACACTAACGCTTGCCCTGCTGTAGGCGCAGTAGTAGTGGTATCTACATCTGACAGGTCATTAATAGAATCAGTAACATTTAATACACTCCAAGTAGTTCCGTTGTACACTTTCATAGATGACACACTAGTGTCGTACCACAAATCACCTGTAGTGGGAGAAGACGGGGCAGTTGCGGAAATAAAGTAGGTGTCAGCAAAAGCATTGACATCCACAATGTTAGCAGCAACAGTAGAAACGTTAACGTTATTAGCTGCTACAGTAGACACATCACTTTGAATACCAGCTACAGTTGTTACATTAGTACTAATGCCAGCTACATCAGAAACATCTGTAGAAATGCCAGCAACAGTGTTTACGTCAGCAATGTTTCCTGCAACTGTGCCAATGTTGGCTGTGTCTCCTGCTACCGTTGTAACGTTTCCAGAAATACCTGCCACTGTATTGACATTTGCAATGTTAGTAGCCACCGTACCAATGTCTGTGCCATCAGCAGCAACCGTTGTCACATCAGCAGAGATGCCAGATACCGTAGTGACATCCCCGTTTATCAAAGCTACAGCCGTTACATCAGAGGAAATGCCACTCACCGTGTTTACACTGGCAATGGAGCCAGCCACCGTGTTAACGTTACTAATAGCACCTGCTACAGTGTTGACACTATTTATGTTGTTTTTAACTGTTTGTATAGAAGATACATTATTACTAACAGTAATTATTGGATTAATGTATGCTGAAGTTGTAACTACGTTACTAATGTTGTCTCCAACATTTATTACCGCACCAATGTTATTACCAACCGTAGTGATGCTGTTGCGTTTGTTATAAACTTCAATAATTTGTGTAACAATGTCACCTAAAGCCTCAATTTCTGTAGCCAACCCAGCCACAGTTTGAAAATCTGGGTAGTTGGCGACAGCCCACCCGAGGTTTATCGGCTCTCCCGACGTAGAAGGAGTGGGTAGGTTGAGAATTCTGTTACCATTTACGTCAATGTCTGCTTCCAGCACGTTCGGCGCCGTGCCATCGCGGGATAACGTGTTCTCTAGCGCCTCCTCAATAGCCTCAAAGTTGGCATTTAGGGCGTCTACGCTAGCATATCGACTTGTAATAGTTGTTAAAGAAAGTTTAGCCATTCCATCCCTTACTTAAAAAATAGCTTGTATGGTGGTTTAGAGACAATAAATAATAAAAGTTTACATATACCCCCCAAGCAATAATTTTTATGAGATAATTTTAAGGTGCTTATGCAATAATGAAACGCACGCGACCCCCCTTGGTAGGGGTAGGGGGGCTATGCCCCTAAATATCAGCCATCGCTTATATAAGCCGTTGCTTATGGATGGTCTGTCATCGATGCGTGGTTATATAAACATACTCTTATATAAACATATATTTATATACTTATATTAGCCCCCAGTTATATAATAATATACTTATATATCAATATACTTATATATATACTTACTAATATTACATAGTGTTACTAGTAATATGTTGTATTAATACCACTGTACATCCATACAGCACTACGTGGTGCGGCGACTTGGCATGTTTTTTGCTACGCACTACCCTACGCAATGCGTTGTTTTTTTACCACAGGTGTGTCATATATAAGTGGTGGCTTATATTCGATAAATGGGCGTTTGGGCCGTTTTATCCCTTGGGGGTGGTCTAGGTATCCCCGAACATTTAAATGGCGTGGAGGCCATTCTGATGCGTCTCAGAGGCTGTGGATAACCACCTTTACCAGTGTGGATAACCTACTTATCAACAGTGGTCGGCATCTTATCCACATTATTGCCGACTTATCCACATTAACAACCTGTGGATAATGTATAACCTGTGGATAACACCTATTACTACGTGTGGGTGTTACTAATAACCCTACAGTTTGCTGTAATACTTTCGGCATACTTGATGGTTTTGGTTTTTCCTGTACAGTTCAAGGCATCGATTGATTGATTCAGTCGGTGGCTCTAGGTAGCCAAGGGTAATGCCCCTACACTTGACGGGGTTTTTATCTTAGGTTACAGTAGAGCCAAGCCTTAGGGGTGACACCCGTAGCGGGCTTTAAACGTGCATAGAATAGTCGACACCATAACGTGGGCTAACGTGCGCCATCGATGCGCCAGAGGCAATCCAATGCCAAAATACGCCTAACGCGGGGTGATTGTGTCAGGGCTGAGATAAGCGTGGGTATACCGCACGTGGCTTGATGGGTAATGCGACCCATGTTCGACAAGACCCTTTGCGGGGCGAATTAACACTATGGCATTATGCCTAAGGTGTTAATCTTATGCGTTACTAGTAACGTATAAACCTTAACACTTTTGGAGTAAAATTATGCATTGCGTACTAAGAGATAAATACGGAATATCACGAATTGCGTACACTGATTCATATATATACGTAAATGAGTGGATAGTATTTCGTGGTACATATGAAGAATGTCAACAATTTTTGGGGTAACAAAATGAGAGCACCAAACAAACTAAAAACACCTTCAGTATACTTTACCATTAAAAAAGGTAATGGTAAAAAACCAAACATGGGTGGTTTTCGTCGCACTAAAAATGCACGTAAGCAAAGCCCATGTATCGTTACCACCTATCATAACGGGGTAGCGGTGCAAGCGAGTGTTGTGTAAAAGCAACAAAAATCTGTGGTACAATTGTAAGTCTTTTCATGGAGCAAACTATGTCAACCATTGCAAACCTACGCGACGCCTTACGTAACCAAGGTAAGGCCAAAGATGAATCACGCACGGCGGGTGAAGGCGTCTGGGCAAATTATGTGCGTGCTACGTGCTGGCCTGAACAGCCCCAAGACGTTGAGCACTTAAATGCCAAGCATAAGGAATTGGTACAAGAATTGTGCCAATATGGCGACCTAACTAAGGAAGAGAAAAACAGCCTGCGCTCTGCCAAGAGTGTTATTGCCAAAGCCATTACTAATAACGTCGGTGTATGGCAGGTGGGCGAGGACGGCTATATTGTACGTAACGTGGTGACGGATGAGCCCATGCCCAAGGGTAAGAGCGAATTGCAAGAGGGCAAGACTGATTTCCAACGACTGATGGGGCTCTTTGATTCCGCACGTCGCAAGCTTGAGAGCGATACGCTGGAGCCATTGACGGCGGATGAGATAAGCGAACTCGCCACGGCGGCATCGCAGGTAGCCCATGCATTGATTCAAATGCAGGATGCCTAAAGTGTAGGGGGGTGGGGCATATGCTCCCGCCTCCCATTATTAGTAACATTGGAGAATGTCATGCGTAAGATTGAACAGCAGATGATTGAGGCTATCAAAGCTAAGAAAACATGGAGTCACAACAACACGGCTGTGATTTATGATAAAGTCATTGATGTGTCGTTTGTATTCTTGCATGGTAATCAAATTGGGTATCACGACCACGACGATGGTTTATTCTTTCCGAACTATAAAACCCTGCAGGAATGGCCTACACGTACAACAAAATCACGTCTGCGTGCATTGGGGGTAAGTGTATGATACGCGAATTTTTTGAAGCATTACTAGTAGCGGTTGTGATATCATTGCCGCTAGGCTACGACTTTTTAATGCGGGGGTAGTGGCATGGTCTGTCATCATTGTGGCGAGCCTATTTTGCCTCAACGTGCGGCAATTGGTTACAAAACATGCCTATCGTGCGGTGAACGTGACGCAAAAAGCGTTAAGCATACAATCGTACCTATGCACAAAAGCAACTATATTCCCGTCACAAATAGGCTAGATTTAATCGGCATCAACTCAAAGGGAGGGCTAGTACATTGAAGTACATTGGTTTTGTGTTACTAGTAATATCCGCATTCATGATGTTGACTTTATTCATTGCGGCTATTGCTATTTTGTACGGAGTGATGTAAACTATGGGCAGAAAACGACTCATACCCATGTCGGCAGAAGCATTGGAGCGTGAAATGAAACGACTAAACGAGAGGCATTTGATATTGGAAGATGAGAATGACGAGGCACTATTGCAAGCAGAACTTGAGGTAGCGTTGCATAAAAACGACAACATTGAGGCGGAAGATTGGCTTGATTCGGAGTATCATCGCATATTCGTAGCATACACGTATGCTGATGTTACTAGTATGATAAACTAAGGAACGTCATGGACTATCTTGATACAATGCAGTTTGAGACATACGTATCTGCGTGTGCCGCAAACGCACAAGTGCAAGTGAAGTGGGACAAGGTTGACTCTACACCGCGCACTGATGGTAAATGCATATGGATACCGCGTGTGCATAGCCATACAAGTCAGGAGTGGTTGACACGTATCCGATACTACGTCAAGCATGAGACTAGTCACATTGTGCATAGTGACTTTAAACTGCTGGAGAAAGAGCGACCACAAGGGCTGTTGGCATTCATCAATAACCTGCTGGAAGACCACCGCATAGACTACCTGAACGATAGTGAGTATGCTGGTGACGTTGTTACTAGTAACAAGTATTGGACAATCTACGGGAGTGATGTAGTCCGAAATCTAGAATCTACGGACTCAGGGTTAAGTGAGCAACAAAGACTTACATTGCCCCTGTTTGTGTGGGATGCATCGCTACGTGAAGATTGGATTGACACCGCTAGTGAGGTGTTTCATACCCTGCTGAAGGCAATGGATGACGACAACAGGGAAGTGTACAACAAGCTACTAGGATATAGTAAGGAACTGGTAAGCATACGAGAGCGTGGTACACCGCAAGATGTGATGGATTTGTCACGTAAAATATTGCGTGATGTGTTTGGAGAAGACCCTGCTAAGTATATCGAACAGCCTGATGATACTAGTAGCGCCAAGGCAGAGGGAGATGGTGAGGGAGAAGACAAAGGCAAGAGTGTAGGTGAGGGTAGTGAAGATGGTGAGGGCGATGGCGGTGAGCCAAAGCGTAAGGAAGGTGAAGACATCATTACTGTAGACAAGCTGATGGATACCATGATGCACAAGCATGAATCTAGCCGTGTAGGTATCCATGTGCCACATGATGATGTTAAGTCGGGAGCCTATGTTGTACCCAAAACATCAGAATACATTGTACTATCTTTTCCTGAAGGCAAGGAACATCCTGATGTAAGTGGACATATCAGCTCGGGAAGTCTAAACAAAGCCACTGTAAGCAATTATGTTACTAATAATGCCAAGCCATTGGCAAATAAGTTACGTATTAGGTTACAAGTGCGTAGTCGGGACAAGTATGAGTATGGTTTAAAGAAAGGCAAGTTACACAATGGGAGTCTTCATCGTCTGCTTACTGGTGATACTAATAATTCTCAACGTATCTTCAGGCAACGTAAAACCAACGACACACTTGACACAGCGATAACATTGCTGGTAGACTGCTCAGGTAGCATGAGTGGTAAGAAGTTTGATATGGCATGTGCTGGTGCGGCTGCTATGGCTGCTGCATTGCGACCATTGAACATACCATTCTCAATGCTAGGCTTCACTAACACGTTTGAGCGAGACAAGCCCATGTTGTGGGTGTTCAATGATTTCGGTGAACGAGTGAGTGACAACGAGTTTGTGTCTAGGTTCAGCATTGCATCAGGTGCATTGTGGGAGAATACTGACGGAGATGCACTTGCATATGCTGGTATGAAACTACTGCAACGCAAAGAGAAACGTAAAGTGTTACTAGTATTGTCTGATGGTAGCCCTGCTGGTAGACGACATGCTGGCGACATTCGGTCATACACCAAGGAGGTAATTGACAAGTTGGATAAGCTAATTGACATTCATGCTATTGGTATCATGGATGATAATGTTACTCGCTATTACAAGAGTCATTCTGTTGTGAATAGTGAGTCTGAGTTAACCCCTGCAATCTTAAACGTACTTGAGAGGAAACTGTAATGGCTACATCAGTCAATCAAAATGTTGCACGTGCTATTGCTGCCCAATTGGGCAAAGACCGCCCTGAACCTGTGAAGGCTACGTCAATTGCTACTGAACCTGCAGTTGCTGGTGAGGGTCAGCAGTTGTTCAGCAAGGTGTTTGGATTCACCCCTGCCATTGGCGACTTTGCTGTCAACGTGTTGGAAGACAATCCTAACCCTGAAATTGCACGCCTAGTGCCCAAGCTGGATAGCGACTATGTAGTGCAAAGGGAACAAGCCGCATTACTAGTAGCAGGTATGCAAGATGCAGACAAGACACTTATCAATGGCCCTACTGGTTCAGGTAAGTCTAGTTTGGTAAAGTATATCTGTGCTAAACTCAATCGCCCATTTATTCGTATCAACATGTCAGGTGACGTAGAATCTGCTAGCCTGTTCGGTACGTTAGTGGTACGTGGCGGTGCTACTGTGTGGGAAGATGGCGCTATTACTGAAGCTGTAAAGTATGGTGCTGTGTGTTTAGTTGACGAGTGGGAACTGATGCCTGCAGAAATTGCTATGGGTATGCAGAACTTGCTAGAAGATGGTGGCTACCTTTACCTAAAGGAGATGCCGGGTGATAGCAACGACCGCACTGTAGTGCCTCATGATGACTTCAGGCTTGTGTTCGCAGGTAATACTGTGGGCCAGGGTGATACTACTGGTGCATTTACTGGTGTCGGTGTACAGAACACGGCTACCATTGACCGCTTCACCAATACAATCTATCTCGGCTACCTTACTGCCAAGCCTGAG